ATCGTGCTCAAAGTATTCAAGACCTAAGAAGTCGTATATTCTTCGAAGCATGTAGACTGGTTCCTTAAGCAGATCCTCGTATCGAACAAACTTAACTCTTTCCGGATTGGTCTTAAAGAGTTCAATGTACTTGAGTATCTCGTGTCTCAGATTGCCTGAAAACGCGTTTGATTCTTTAAAGTGATAGTGATACTTCTCGGTCTCAGTCATAGAGCCGTAGAGAATGTTACCATCACCGAAGGTATGAAGGGCTTTAATCTTATCGTTGACACGATCAAAACTCTCGACGATGTCTCGAAGGTCTCTTACTGTGACGAGTATCTTGTTGTTTGGAAAGAGATGATGAAGGTTCGACCAAGTTCTTGACTTTGAGATCACGACTGGTTTCTTTGTGAGTCCTTCGTACCAACCCTTCGTAGCACCAATCGCCATTCCGTAAACGGCATCGTCTGCTTGTTCGCAGCTCATTGCCTGAAAGGATTCTCGATAACGAGATTTAATGAGGATCTGTTCGCTGAGTATCTCAGGAAAGGGATCCGTGGCGGTTGTAAAGATTTCTGGGTTCTGTTGTAGGATATTCATAAGCACGGTCGATCCGGTTCTTGGAAGACCTGCGCAAAAATTCAATTGTTTCATAATATAACTCTCGTTGTTTCACAAGATTATTTATATCTGTTGACCAGCCGAAGATTGTCTACCTTGAGTTAAATCACCCACGTCTGTTGCGTTAGCATTTGCAGCAAATGGAAACTTGTCGATTGTGTTAAGAAATGGGCTTCCACCAGAAGTGTAACCAGATTCTGTAGAGCTTTGACCCGCCGATCCAGTTCTTGCTTGTGTAAGATCTCCGACGTCTGTTGCGTTTGCATTAGATGCAAATGGAAACTTGTCTATTACGTTTGAGGTTCCTCCTCCAGACGCATAACCTGATCCAGTTACAAGGTTTCTTGCCAGAGTCAAATCACCGACGTCCGTCGCGTTGGCATCAGAAGAAAAAGGAAACTTATCAATTACATTAGAGTTTGCAGTTGTAAAACCACCAGACGCATAACCTGATGATGTACTTGATTGACCTGCCGGGCCATACCTTGATTGTGTAAGATCGCCAACATCCGTTGCGTTGCCATTCGCGGCAAACGGAAACTTGTCAACAGTATTTAGAGGACCAAAACCTCCAGCTGAATAGCCTGATGCGGAACTAGAAGTTCCGGAAAGCGAATTTCTTGCTTGTGTAAGATCGCCAACATCCGTTGCGTTGCCATTCGCGGCAAACGGAAACTTATCTATTACGTTTGAGTTTCCTGATCCATAACCACCAGAAGTATAACCAGATTCGGCACTTGATTGGCCTGCGCTCTCGCGCCTTGCTTGCGTCAAATCACCCACGTCAGTTGCGTTAGCATTGGACGAGAATGGAAACTTATCAATTGTGTTAGTACTATTATTTGGTGGTATTGTTCCGCCAGAAGTATATCCACTTATCGTACCTTGAAATGGTCTCACGTATATATCACTCGACGCATACTTAAACTTACCGTCGATCTCAATGCCGTTAGGATGCAGAGATATGCTGTAGTTACCGAAGTTAATCGAGTCTTTGTTTAACGTAATAGGCATATTAAATCCTTGACATTTTCATTTATTTATACCTGTTGGCCTGCGGTTTGTCCAGTTACCCCACCTACATTTCCTTGAGCTAAATCGCCTACATCAGTTGCGTTTGCGTTTGAGGCAAAAGGAAACTTATCTATTACATTTGAAAAGGCGGGGGACGGGGTGCCATCGCCTCCAGACGAATAACCTGAAACAGTACTAGATTGACCTGAAGCCGCGTTACGGCTCTGTGTAAGATCTCCGACATCAGTTGCGTTTGCGTTTGAGGCAAATGGAAACTTGTCTATTACATTTAGAAGAGTAGGAATTTCTCTGCCTCCAGACGAATATCCTGACACATCACTAGACTGTCCTGCTGCTCTAGACCTAGATACAGTAAGGTCTCCAACATCAGTTGCGTTTGCGTCAGAAGCAAACGGAAACTTGTCTATAGTATTTCTAAATGGAGGTGAATATCCACCAGAAGAATAACCTGATGTAACACTAGATTGTCCAGCCGGATACTCTCTTAATTGCGTAAGATCTCCTACATCTGTTGCATTGGCGTCTGCTGAAAAAGGAAACTTATCTATTACATTTGAATAAGGTGAGCCGCCCGTGCCGCCAGACGAATAACCATAACCAGATACGGGACTCGATTGACCGGCCGGATTTACCCTTAATTGTGTAAGATCACCAACATCCGTTGCGTTTGCGTCAACAGAAAATGGAAACTTATTAATCATATTGATAGAGCCGGTGCCGGATCCTGTTGTATAACCAGATGTAGAACTAGATTGTCCTGCACCTCCACTCAGGGCGTTCGTCAAGTTGCCTACACTTACAGAATTTCCATTTGACGCAAAGGAAAATTTTCTAATTGCAGTTGTTCCGCTAGGATAGCTCCCGCCCGTTGCGTAACCGCTTACAGTTCCTTGAAATATTGGTGGAACATCAAACGCAGTCGCAACGGCTTTACCGTTAAATTCTATACCATCAGCATACTGTGTAAACGCGAAATTTTCTGTAATTACTTTTGCCATGTTTTATACCTGTTGTCCTGTCGGGGAGGATCTTGTAACCGTAAGATCACCTACGTCCGTAGCGTTAGCATCCGCCGCAAATGGGAACTTATCTATTGTGTTTTTGACCGCAGTAGGCAGGAACTGGTACGTCCCGCCAGAAGTATAACCATTCGTAGTAGAACTCTGTCCAGCGTTAGACCCTCTTGCTTGGCTAAGGTCACCCACGTCCGTCGCGTTAGCATTTGAAGCAAATGGAAATTTATCTATTACGTTGCTACCTGGGAATGATCCGGAAGTATAGCCAGACACGGTGCTAGACTGTCCAGCTGGCCCCAATTTTCCTATTGATAAATCGCCTACATCTGTAGCATTGCCATCGGCAGCGAATGGAAACTTGTCAATTATATTCGAAGGTGATCCACCGGCGGTATAACCATATTCAGTACTCGATTGTCCTGCAATGTTATACCTTCCTACAGTTAAGTCCCCAACATCTGTGGCGTTTGCATTTACAGCAAACGGAAATTTATCTATGGTATTAACAGCTGCAGGAACAAAGCCTCCTGAAGTATAACCGCTTACAGTAGAAGTCTGGCCCCCGCCGCCGATACTCCTTCTAGCTTGCGTTAAGTCTCCTACATCTGTGGCATTCGCATTTGAAGCAAATGGAAACTTGTCGATCGTATTGAGAGCACCGCCGGCGAGTCCTCCAGAAGTGTATCCTGAAACAGAACTGCTTTGACCTGAGGCGTATCCTCTTTGGACAGTTAAGTCTCCAACATCTGTGGCATTTCCATCTGACGTAAATGAAAACTTCTCTATTGTGAGACCCGCCGGGGGACCGTCGCCTCCCCCAGAAGCATATCCGCTTATCGTTCCTTGAAACAGCGGCCCAGTCACCTCTATCGAAGCATCTCGTAGAGTAATATCATTTAACGCTAGACCGTCTTCTCCAATCACAACGGTACCATCCGAGAAAGTATATCCGGCAGCCGATCCACTCACGGCATCCAACGAATCGTTATTTGCGATGATGATGGAATCTGTGACGGATACGTTTGCGGTACTGGCATACGATCTAGCAGCACCTATAACATCAGATCCGTTTATCTTAAATGCCATGACTTACTTTCTCCAACTCTACTCTAGTTTATTTATACCTGTTGACCTGCTGCGTAAAGTCTTGCTTGTGTAAGGTCTCCTACGTCAGTAGCATTGGCGTTTGCCGCGAATGAAAATTTGTCAATAGTGTTTGCGTACGCAGGCAAGACCCCGCCTGAATTGTAGCCAGATTCTGTACTTGATTGACCTGCCGGGCCAAACCTTGATTGTGTAAGATCACCCACGTCAGTAGCATTGGCGTCTGTCGCAAAGGGAAACTTGTCTATAGTGTTAACAAGAGTAGGAGGAGGAGTAATTCCTGGGTCAAGTCCTCCAGAAGTATAACCGCTTACGTCACTAGATTGGCCGGCAGAGCTTAGTCTTGCTTGTGTAAGATCACCAACGTCTGTGGCATTACCGTTAGATGCAAAAGGAAACTTGAATATAGTGTTAACAAGAGTAGAAAGATTAAATCCCCCAGATGTATAACCGCTTACGTCACTAGATTGGCCGGCAACGTTTACTCTTTCTTGTGTAAGATCACCAACGTCTGTTGCGTTGGCATTTGCAGCAAAAGGAAACTTATCTATAGTGTTAACGTAAGTAGGCCCAGTCACTCCGCCAGATGTATAACCGCTTACGTCACTAGATTGGCCGGCAGGGGCGGCTCTTGCTTGTGTAAGATCACCGACGTCAGTGGCATTAGCATTAGCTGCAAACGGAAACTTATCAATTGTGTTAAGTATTGGCGATTGACCGCCTGAAGTATACCCAGACTCAGCGCTTGATTGACCTGCTGCTGCTCGACGAGCTGGTGCTGTTAGATCACCAACATCGGTAGCATTTCCGTCTGCCGCAAACGGAAACTTGTCGATAGTATTCACATAGTTAAGGCTTGCAATTTCTCCACCTGATGTATATCCACTCGTACTACCTTGCACTGGTGAATATACTATAGCTTCTTCGAGCGCCAACGAACTGTTTGCAATTATCTTACTCTGTGCGGAATCAATCGCGCCCGCATCACTTATAACAGTAGTGCCTTTTATTATGTATGCCATGTTTACACCCGTTGCTCGCCAGAGCGTCCTATTATTTGAGTAAGATCACACAAGCGCGTTTTGTTAACAGATCCGTTCGTATTAAACAACATTCTCAAGATCGGAACGTCGTGCCGGTGCCCCATCTTATAAGAACAGCGCCAGGGCTTCCTGAAGAAGCAGTTCGTGTAGCACCACTGTCAAAGTAAGCGTACATAGCTCCGCCGCCGCCGCCCCCATAAGTTTGACTAGAACCAAAACTGCCGGCAGTTCCGCTAGGAGCTGTTGTACCTCCACTAATCTGTGTCGCCCCGCCTCCTACTCCGTCAGAGCCCTTACCGTGAGCACCTACTCCGCCGCCGTCACCGCCTTCCGAAATAAATCCGCCGGAAATGTCTGGGCTATATTCTCTACTCGCACCGGCACCCCCTCCTCCAGAATTTGTTGCTGGATTATTTCCTTGACCGCTAGTTGCGCCGCCGCCGTTTCCAGAATAACCGCCCGCCCCGCCGCCGCCCCCGCCATCATAACCAGAAGATCGAGTCTGCCCTACACCGCCATTCCCGCCCCCATCGCCAGTAAACGTCCCGGCAGATCCTCCATCAGAATCGCCGCCGCCACCGAATCCACCCTTAACCGTGCCGGAGCTTATAAAATAACTATCAAATCCAGGACTACCGTTTACGGTAGTCGAAAGCTGGTCTCCAACTATAGTGGCCCCAGCACCACCTTGCCCAACGAGGACTGTATAAGTACTTCCAGGTGTAACAGCAATATTGTTTTTCCAGCCGAGACCGCCCCCGCCGCCGCCGCTAGCAGGTACTTCACCACCACCAGATGTTCCTCGGCTAATCTGTCCGCCACCGCCCCCACCGATAGCAACCACGTTTACACTAGTAACGTCATTAGGGACAGTAAATGTTGTGGTACCAGGAGTAGAAAAAAGTTGAAATCCTGGCGTAACATAATCATTTATGACTACATCTACGAACTTCGATCCGGTTTGATTACCTATACTGTCCGTTGCGTCGAGTGTAAGTCTAAATGTTTCTGATGCAGGATTTGCAATATAAATTCCTTGAATTAGACTATACGATGCGGATAGATTTAGAGACGATACTAACGTCGCCGTGCTTAAGTCCCAAGGAGTACTTAACGTATAGTAATATATTATTCTATTGTCTCCAACCGTGTACATTTTAGTACCAGTATCATTCACGCGCACATCAAGCGGAAAATAACCTACTGCTAACGATGTAGAAAATGTCCAAGTGTTACACTGAAACGCAGTACCAGAGTATGCTAAAATTGCACCAGGAGAACCTAGTGTCGGATTTGATACGTCTGCTACGAATGCCTTCGTTCCATCCGGTTTTACGTGTATTCCAGTAGGAAGGCTTGCGGTTGCCGATATGTCCAAGGTTCTCTCTGGACTCTGTGGGCCAAGTGAAAAGGTTGGATTCCACGCAGTTATTGTATCTTGTATTATTCTGCTTAAAGCACGATCAGTTTGAAATAGTTGTGTACCGCTACTCGAAATCCAAAGACCTTGGTGATTCGTTCCAAGTGTACTGTAGGGATCAACTGGTCCAGCAACAACCGTGCTGAGATCCCATTGATCCACGCTTGGTTCGGGTGTCATACTGAACTCAGCAATTTCATCATTATTATTGTCTAGTAACCAAAATTTTTCACCGTCTGGTTTAAAAAATATCGAACTAGCTCTTTGACTGCTACCGACCGGGTAAAAGTATTGCCCTTCAAGTACTGGGCTTTGCAGATCTGCCGTTGTTCTATACTTAACAACACTAAGATTAGAACCACTGAGTGGCTCAACGGCTAGGAATATTTCCATATCGTCGTTTATTAGTGTTGGGAAATCTAATATGCCTTGATTACTTGTAAGCGTAAATGTACCTGTTGTACTCCGTGATAGATCTTCTGCATTTACTCCAGTGACCGTATATCCTACAGTAGTACTATCCGGGACCCTTGCGCTTACGGTAACAGTGACGGTATTTCCTTCATTGATAGAAGCGGCCGAGGAACTAATACTATAACTACTAAGATAAGCAGTCGTTCCCAAGAGCATATTTAGATTTCCAATTGACATTACGAAACTGCACCAGAGACTACACAGATGTTTGTACCTACGAACAAGATCGTGCAGAGACCTCTTGTAAACAAGGTGATACTAGAAACGTCAGTGTCAGCACCAGAAATATATGAAGTTACTGCAGAAGAAGTAATTGTCGCATTTGATGAAGTATTATTGAAAATTGAAATTATATCGCCAGTTGAAAACACACCGCTTGGTATTACGATGCTACCGCCGGATCCTATAGCAACAAAATCTCCTACATCTCCAGCTGCTAATGTGTAAGAAGACGTCTTGGTTCCTGCAGCAGGAACCGTGTTTGCACCGGATACACCAGTTATACCTTGAGATCCGGTGATACCCTGAATACCTTGAGCTCCGGTTCCTTGCGTACCTTGAGATCCGGTAATACCCTGAACGCCTTGAGATCCTGCCCCACTGGTTCCTTGAATACCTTGTACACCCTGTGAAGCTACGGCACCCGCGATGCCTTGGATACCTTGAGATCCAGTAGTACCTTGAACACCCTGCCCGCCCGCGCCTTCGATACCCTGAATGCCTTGCACGCCTTGCGAAGCTATAGAACCGGCGATACCTTGGATACCTTGAGATCCAGTAATGCCTTGAACACCCTGTTCACCTGCACCCCCGGTACCCTGAATACCTTGGACGCCCTGATTTCCGGAAATGCCTTGGATGCCTTGCTCACCAGTGATACCTTGGATACCTTGCGCGCCATTTACTGTAAAACCATCCCATCTTTGCTTAGCTGCGTTGTATTGATAGGTTCTACCGTTTAAAGCATAGAGCTGGCCGTTCGTTGGAGACGTAGGAAAATCAAATGCTGCCATTTCTCTCTCCTAATTTCTTTATTGCATCAATCATGATAGCAATGAGCGGTATATAAGCCACCGTCTTATCTCCATTTCCATTTGTTTCTACGAGTTCAGGCATAATCTTTTCAAACTCTTGAGCGATTACACCGTAACTCTTTATATCGTTGCTCTTCCAATTAAATTCGTACGTGTTTATCTTACTTAAGATGTCCAGGCTTTCAGAAATTGGGTTGAGATTCTTCTTATGCGCAATATCAGAAAGAGAGTTAAAGTTTGTCGCGTTGAGTGTTCCAGTGCTTGGATTGAAATATAACTTACTATCGGCCGCATTAACAGTCTGAACGGAGCCAACGTTAGCTACAAACACAGGATAGAAGCTTGCGTTCGTCGAAGTATCATTTGTTGCTTGAAGATCTGTTGCTGAAGCAGAAGCAGACTCCGGGCCTTGAATACCCTGAACTCCTTGAGAGCCTGTGATACCCTGAATACCTTGAGCTCCGGTTCCTTGCGTACCTTGAGATCCGGTGATACCCTGTACGCCTTGTTCACCAGTGATACCCTGAACACCTTGTTCACCAGTGATACCCTGAATGCCTTGTTCACCAGTGATACCCTGAACACCTTGTGATCCTGCGCCAGTAATACCCTGAATGCCTTGAGATCCAGTGATACCTTGGACACCTTGCTCTCCAGCACCCCCAGTACCTTGAACACCTTGATCTCCAGTGATACCCTGTATTCCCTGTTCACCAGTGATACCTTGGATACCCTGAACACCTTGTGCTCCAGTGATACCTTGGATGCCCTGTTCACCAGTGATACCCTGTATTCCCTGTTCACCAGATATACCCTGAACACCTTGAGAACCAGTTCCAGCGATACCTTGGATACCCTGTTCTCCAGTAATACCTTGAACGCCTTGAGATCCAGTTATACCCTGAACACCCTGTTCGCCAGTAATACCTTGGATACCCTGTTCGCCAGTGATACCTTGAACGCCTTGTTCGCCGGCGCCACCTGTACCTTGAACACCTTGATCTCCAGTGATACCTTGTATGCCTTGCGATCCGGTAATACCTTGTACGCCCTGTTCACCGGCGCCACCGGTACCCTGAACGCCTTGTTCGCCAACGATACCCTGAATACCTTGAACACCTTGCGATCCAGTGATACCTTGAGAACCTTGTGTACCTGCTCCAGTGATACCCTGAACACCTTGTTCGCCAACGATACCCTGAATACCTTGAACACCTTCTCCTTCAATACCTTGGATACCTTGGATACCTTGCGATCCAGAGATACCCTGAACACCTTGCGATCCAGTGATACCTTGAGAACCTTGTGTACCTTCTCCAGTGATACCCTGAACACCTTGTGATCCAGCGATGCCTTGGATACCCTGAACACCTTCTCCTTCAATACCTTGGATACCCTGTGCTCCAGTAATACCTTGAACACCTTGAGATCCAGCGATGCCTTGGATACCCTGAACACCTTCTCCTTCAATACCCTGGATACCTTGGATACCTTGCGATCCAGAGATACCCTGAACACCTTGCGATCCGGTAATACCTTGGATACCCTGCGCTCCAGTAATACCCTGAACACCCTGAGAACCTGCGTTACCTTGAACGCCCTGCGATCCAGTTCCAGCTATACCCTGAATACCTTGGATGGCAGTACCCTGAATACCCTGAACACCTTGACTACCTTGGACGCCAAATACGCTTGTAGATTCTACCCATTGAATAGTATCGCCGTCATCGTAATAAACATAGAGTTCACCGCTTTCCGGATCCCACCAAAGGTCACCAATTCCTGGGCTAGACGGTGGAGTAGCGCTAATTTCGACAGATGCGCGAGCAGCCATCGCACCCTGAATACCTTGTTCGCCAGTGATACCCTGAATACCTTGGATACCCTGAATACCTTGGATGGCAGTACCCTGAATGCCCTGAACGCCTTGGTTACCTTGAATACCCTGAATACCTTGGATAGAAGTACCCTGAATACCTTGAATGCCTTGGCTACCTTGGATACCTTGTGATCCTGTAATACCTTGAATACCCTGATCGCCTTTTGCGCCAAGAGTTCCATCTATACCTTGGATACCTTGAACACCTTGGCTACCCTGAATACCTTGGATACCCTGAATACCTTGGATAGCAGTACCTTGAATACCCTGAACGCCTTGATTTCCCTGAATACCTTGGAAACCCTGTGTACCCTGCCCAACTGTACCTTGAATACCCTGAATACCTTGGCGGCCTTGCGTTCCCTGCGTACCCTGAACACCCTGAACACCTTGAACACCTTGAACACCAGCGATTGGGCCTGCATTAATCCAATTTGTACCGTTGTATACCCAAAAATCTTGAGTAGTTTCATCAATAACACCTTCACCGACTGCAGCTCCTGGAAACGCAGCATTTAGCGCGGTCTGAGGTGTTGCACCTACAGTAGCGATCGTCCCAATCACAACGAGAGATGGGCCATAGTTACCCTGAACACCTTGGCTACCCTGAATACCCTGAATACCTTGCGTGGCTGTAGCTATGTTCCAGGTAATTCCATCAGAAGTATAAAGATTTCCATCCTGCCCATATACTACCGTAAACTGGAACGCAACTGGATCCAGTGTGATAGGGACTGGAGTGTCAAATAAACGAGTCGGAGTTAATTGTGCTCCGCGTATACTTTTAAGAGACATCGTCTTCCTCCGCCTGACCCAACGTATATGATATAGTCACATCGACTGTATTGTTGGTCGTGGCTTTTACTTCGAGTATATCGCCAGTATATATGAACTGACCATTCATAGGATACGCAATGACATCGAATTTAGGCACCGGAATTTCATTCGCTAGCCAGAACGTAGTGTTTGAACTTGCGCGATATATCCTTACACTTACGTCTACAGTCTGTATGTCTCTGTTTGCAATAAGAAGTGGAGTTATGATCTCGGCAACACCTGGAACTACTACCGTGCTGCCTCCAAAGACAAGTTCTGGTATTTCATAACTAGGAACTTCTATAATTGGTTGCCAGTTCGTTGTCAACGCAACACTAAGACCTATTGGTTTTGCGTCAGGCGCTTGACTTGTTGATATGATAGTTGTCATGTTGATGTCCTACTATTTGCGGCTCTGCGAGCTAATTTCCTAACTGAAGATGTAAATGGGCGACCTTCGATTCTTCCGGTTCTACCGTTGATTCTAAGACCTCTTGCAAAATACTGGTTGTTCAACTCGTCCGCGCCGGACCATCTTACTCGTCCTCCGTCTTCTTGGAGAACGGACGCAGCAGCAGATATCGGCTGTCCTAGTCTTCTAAAGTTTAGAGGAAGCGCGTTTACGTTAACACCAGCGCTAGCAAGGTTAAACTGGTGAGATAGACTTTCTACTAAGCTTCCAAAGTTAATGATAAGAGGATTTCTTACACTTGCTATTAGAACATCATCGATAAGACCGTCAAGCATCGCTTCTTCGCCAGCAGTTAGAGAGAACTGGCTCTTAATAGTATCTCTCATACGATCCCACGAATTTGTGAAAGCGTTTAAGAGAGATATATCATTTGCACCATCAGAAGTCCAAGCAGAACCGTTCCAATAGTAAATGGTTCCATCGTATATATTTGCTATGCTAGAATATACGATATATGCGTCATTAATCTCGACTGTAGATCCGGCCGGTAAATTCGTTGTATTTGGCCCGGCCACACTTCCAATGTAGTTCAATCCAATGGTAGTTGGATTAAATACAGAGAAAACATGTCTTCCTCTATAATTAAAGAGCCCAGCTGTAAAGATGCGAGTACCTGTTTGTGTTCCTTCTCTAAAGTCATTAGTGATGGAACGTAAGAAGTTCAGAGCGTCTCTTCTTGTAAGATTTTCATCGATAAAGTCATACTCAGAATTTACATATGCGATCGTGGTTTTCTGCAGATTTGTGATATTATCGTTTATTATTTCTCGGCTGTTGGAGAAAGTATTATTTACCCAAGACAGATCCGGTTCCTCAGCAGCTGGTAAATAAGTAAGAGAGTTATACTTTATAACATTTCTTAAGATATTAGCTAGTTCTATACATCTGTTTGCTTCGTTCTGAGAAGCAATACCTGGGGCCGTGCTCTGTCCTGTATACGTACCCAACATTATTGATGAGCATATCTCACCAAGTCTGTTCCATGCCGCGGCGGTTGGTTCTCTTTGGTTTAAAGGAAGTTGGCTTGATGTACCAACAAAATAAGCCTCAGCATTGAGTATAGTAGCAGTGTTTGTGTTATAGTTTAAATCGTGTGTTAACGCGTCTATTACGTACCCGGTGTCTCTTCTGCAAGTCGTTTGGTTATACACAAGAGAAGGATAATTTGTGTTTATCCAAGTAATCAGATCGTTTTGTATTTTAGTTTTATTAGCTACCAACAGATCTCTGGCTATTGCGTGGTTTGTGACTCCGGTATTCGTGAATGTAAGAGCATTCGCGTTTCCGGTTCCATTCGTCAGGATATCTATAATTTCATCAAAAGCAGCGTTTGTTCTAGAAACGCTAGTTGCATCCTCGAGAAGGTTCTGAACCGAAGATTTTAGAAAAGATATTGCTCCAGATGTTTCTGTGAGCTGGCTGCTAATTACAATGCTAGAACTTGCTCTTCTATAAGAAATTCCATTTACAACCGCCCAATAGTTTGTTCCTAGTACGAGATCGTTCCCTACACCCTCTAGAATGTATCTGGTGTCTCTCTTACATTTTTCGGAGTCGTACCCCTGGAATCCTAGAGTGTCCGTTAAATACTCCCATAGGTCGTCTATCACGGTGTTTGATGAGTTTATAATTGTATCGGCTAGCTCTACGTTCGCAACTCTAGTTACTGATGTCTCTCTAGGATTGAACACAGGAGTGGTTCCCTTTGCTCTCATAGAGATGTCGCCGAACTGAGTTCCGGAGTTGTTAAGTGTTATCTGTCCACCGTCTAACGCATAGAACGCGCATCTAGAAAATATAGATAGAGAAGAGATACCATTAATGCCAGCGCCGTTCTTTGCAACGTATCCTAGACCGTTCTGAGTACGAGGAGTAGCGCCAAAGCATAGTATATATGGAAATATAGAATCTGGGTCAACAACTGCTCGGTCGGCGAGTATCGTCCCACCTCCACGACCTACGTTCTTGTTTGGAAAGTCTTCTTCTCCAACGACAGTTATTGTTGCGGTGCCGCCCGACGATGTCGTGATTGTTGTATTGGCCGTGAAATCTACATTATTATTTCTAACATATATAGTTCCAGTTCCAATCTCTTCAACTCTTGAAATAAATCCAGTTACGCCATCGCTAGTTTCTATCGAGTCTCCAACTTGGAAATCAGTATTCGATGAAACGTTTGAAACTGTAAGTTCGAATCCGAGGTCTTCAATCGTTCCTCGGCTGTTAAACGGATTTAAGAGAGGTGGTATCTCTCTTTCAAAGTAGTTTGAGATCTGGCTTGAGTCTCTAACGTAAGGTGATCTAGTAATTCTTGCGCCAGGTCTAAACGCATACGCAAAACCAGAACTAGGATAATCAAAGTTATCTACTTTAAGATTAAAGAAAGAAAATCCTTGCGCATAGCACCCAGATCCTAAGAGAATGCAATTCTTTGACTCGTATCCAGGGTTCATTACAATATTTGTAGTGTACTGGCCAGTCGATGAAACTATTGAACAGAAGTCCGGTAACGCTAACTCACCGTTTGTATAATACGTTCCTGGATGAACCGTGATGTTGACTATTCGTCTTCCTAATAAACCTGGTGCAACTTCTTCGGAAGCTTCCTGAGCAATACGAACGGCTCTTTCAAGAGTTGCTACCGGAGCTAGATAACTACCTATGTTATCGTCATCACCTTCAACGCTTACATATATCTTTCTAGCCTTCTTTGAAGACTTTGCGATCTCGTTGTATAGCTGCGAGTAAGAAAACGCAACAGTAGTTCCTGAAGATATGTCCTTTAAGTAGAAATAATCAGTAGGAGCTATATCGCCAGATAGAGTTTCGGTAACCGTTATGTTTGGATCGGTTATAGGAATATCTCTAATATAACCGCCTTCTATCTTGATATTATCAAATACTTCTTCTTCTAAAGAATTTATGAGTTCTGCGCGGGTGATGTTCTTTGTGCCATCATCACCTTGATCCAAGTTAACAACGACAAAGAGATCTCTTGATTTCGTCTTATCGCCTGAAATCCCATCAAGATCTGAAATTTTTGTCATATTCGTTTAACCTCTTTTTCTTTCTATTTATAAAAAGATGCAGGATGGTTTAAGAGTTATAATTTTAAGCCCTATTACGAAAAGCTTGATGAATTATAAGATACACCCGATTCTTAGACACTTTTTTCATAAATTTACGATCATGCACTTTTTTATTTTTACTCAGCCAACTAATTGTCATATTGTACTAATAGATCGTAGCAGTAATCATCATTTGGAACTTTCCTTTATACTGTCGAGTTCACTCTTAAGTTCTTTTATTGCTTCTATTAGAAGACCAACTATGTTTCCATAACGTACTGCTTTTGTTTTTGAACCAAATTTTGGATCGTCTATCTCATATACCGCCTCAGGCAATATTGTTTCGATCTCTTGGGCTATGACACCGGTTATGCGTCTATCGTCGCCAATAAAATTATACGTGTAACCGCCTACGCTTAGTACTCTTTCTAATGCGTTGTCAATTCTGTTTATGTTTTCTTTCTTACGTATATCAGAAGAAGACGCAAATGCAGTAACGTCGCCGTTTGAAGATATAGCACCAGTAGATGTAATAGTACCTGTCGTGGTTAGGTTTGCAAAGGTAACGTTGCTCGTTGTAGCTACGGCCTGACCTATGGATATGATTCCAGTTGTGTTATCATACGTTACGCCAGTTCCTGCGCTCAGCAGCCCTCGCACGGTAGAATTCGTTAGAGTCATAACGCCAGTCGATGAATCATAAGATAGAATACCACTAGCGCTTATAGCATTTCTTGCGCGCGCGTTTGTGAAGTATAAACTGTTTGTTCCTTCAGTCAAGTTATCGGTCGTATGATTACTTAGCGAGCTAACAGTTCCAGTTACGTTGCCAGTTAAATTACCGGTTACGTTTCCAGTTACGTTGCCAGTTAGATTTCCAACTAGGCCTCCTGCTCCCGCAACTATACCGCCAACCGCATTAAAGGTTCCTGCGATTGTAAGATTTCCAGTTGGAGTTAAAGATAGTTTTGTAGTACCAGCACCGTTATCAATAATAAAATTATTCGTAGTTGTATCTTCAAATCCAGTTCTCCACGTTGAAGAACCAGAAGAGTAGTTTATTCTGGCACCGTTTGTACTGATTACAGTTGCGGCGGTCTGCGTTGAAGATGTGACGGAAATTGGATTATTAAAACCTACAGTGGAAGATCCTAATTTTGGAGATATGGAATCAACTCTCAGCAAGTCGAATGCTATTATATTGTTAGCGGTAAAACTTCCTATTAGCGTTGAGTTTCCTGATGCGGTATCGCCTAGAGCAGACGCTGTCATGGCGTCTGCTTTCATTATGTCAACCATATCGTTGGTTGTATCCAACCACGTTTGAAAAGTTTGCGTAGTTACTATATTACTTAAACCTGGTTTTGCCATGTCTTACACGCTTTCTATCTTATCGAGTCTTTCGCAAACTGAACTCAAAATTTTTCTTATCTCTTTAACTTCTTTTGAAAGTAAGTCCATTTTTCGAATTCTATCTCTTTCTAATTTATATTTATTAAGAGATGTAACATCGTTGTTTAGGAGAGCTCCAGTTTTTTCGTCTCTTACAAGATTCATGTTAGTGATATCCCTCTGTAATCAAGAAGTCTTGGTGCTTTAAATATATTTTCTGAATATAGCTCTATCTTAATAGCAAACTTTCTATATCCTTCAAACGTTCCAAACGAATTGGTATAAGTTAGCACTCCTAGTGTTTTATTCGCGTCTGAAACTCCAAATTCAAACTCTCTAAAGTCTGAAGTATTGCTTAACGACGAGAATGTATTAACACCACTTACGAGTTCTAATTCTATCCAATCGTTAGTTTCAAAAACAGCGGGGTCTGTTGGAGACTGAACTTTAATAAAAGCTTTTATATTAGTTCCGTTTGGTCTATAACCAGTAACGTAGAGTTTAAAATCTTCTGCGTCGAGATTTTCGGCCAGCTGAACGGTTTTTGAAACATACTTAGAAGTATTAGCCGCGCTGTTACTTATCTTCCACTGATAAGCAAGTAACGTTGCGGTTTCAACATCTATGAACGGCGACGATGTTGTATTACCGCCATTCGTCATTGATACCGTAAGTTTCAATCCTTTGTTTCTATCAGGATCGTTTGACTTACTAAATACTACCATGCCGTTTTCGCCAAACGTGACCTTATCATTAAACAGCATGTTCTTTGTGTATATATTTGAAGTATTGTTTGGATCTACGAATGTTCCACTTAGAGCAGTTCTAGTTACACTATCATCAGTTCTCATGATCATAGGCTGGATATAACTATATTCTGCGTTATCAACAGACACGACCGTACTCTCAGTCCCGCTATCGAACCCATACAGAGTATTTCCAGCGGCAAACTTTCGAGTGGATGTTGCGCTTGATTTTTCAAGCATTATGAAATTTGGATACCTGAAGTCGTAATGAGTTAGAGTTCCAAATGTTATTGGGTATGCGGCGATAGAATCTGTAAACGCAGCCGGCCTATCAGATACAACAACAGTGGTGTTTGAGCTCTGTACTCTAAAGATCTGCTTGTTCGTAGATCCGTTATCAAGCAGTATGTAATCTCCGCTTGAGTACGTGGTGTCCATGTTAGTTCCAGTAATTTGATTATTGCCAGCTACAACACTAACAGTATTTGAAGTTGACGCATCCGCGGTCTCTAACTTATAGACCACCTCACCTACTTGGAATCTTCCAATGTTGTTTTGCGTTGTAATAAACTCGTTATTGTCATTTATAAAAGTAACTGATCCGGCAGGAGCATTAAAGTTGTGGCGGTATAGATTAAACTTAAGGTCTTCATCTTGATACGATTTCCATGCAGTTCCATTTGTAGAAGTGAATAGAACACCGTCACCCCAGTCTTGAACGACAGGAAGACCTAGGTTTGCGCCAGGTGTTAGGTTTGTTCCGCCGACCTTAGAAGTAAAGACTAGGTAGTCAGGATCCGATGCATCTGGCATTATGACAAGCGCGTATTCTTTTTCTACATCTAATCTTATTGGTGCTGGGAAAGTAACTGTAGTTGTGACCGAAGCGTCGTCTGATGTAGAAACTTGAGCAGGAGTAAGGTGTACTTTTGAGAAAGGTATAACCGTATATGATGGATACCCATTTACAACTTCTCTAAGTTCTACGGTGACGCCGTTGATAGTGCTCTTTCTCTTAAAGTACAGATCTACTTTTGATATGAACACCGTGTTTGATCCTAGACCCATACCTTTTTTGGTAAAGAATGTTTGGGCAATTGGATCCTTTCCTCCAGTAGGTCTTCCTCTACGAGTCACGTTTCTCTCTGTAACAACTTCGGTTACAAAGGATTCTGGTGTTCTAGTCGTTAGAGTGAACGATGCTTTTTCTACAGAGAAGTTATATGCTCTATATGTTAAAACAGAGTAAGAGGTTCCACCACTTTCGATAGATGCGTATTGATCCACGTCAGCGATCTCTAGCTTTCTATCACCGACGAAGAACGTTGCTTCAGGTAAGCTGAACACTGCTCTTAATACACCGTTTGCATCAGATAATACTGCGTCGCCTTTAGCACCAAGGCGAGTAACATTGTCTGCGCTATCAACCGCGCTTCCTGGAGACACGTGTATATTAACATCTCTTTCATCAAAGAAGAAATAATGTTGTGTGTTTGGTCTCAGACCCGAGACATATATGTTAACATCTCTTGCTCTCATATATGGTTCGAAACTAAAGTTGGTTACAAAATCTCCAACTCTCTGCTCGTTTACTTGTTGACCCGTAACCTGGACGGTTCTAGTTGTGTCTCTAAAGGTGTCTTCAACTACCGCATTTCTTCGGCCAAAGATTCCAAGGAATCCGCGTCTACCAGGATCTAAAGTTTCTGAAGCTATGAGTTCACTACTTGTAGATGTTAAAGGTATAAACTCTTGTATCGCATCAGAAAATTGTTGGAATGGAGTGACAAGATCTATGTCCGCATTCACAGGGTTCGTGACCGTATCATACACTGTGTCAAACTCAGGAACGAGATTACCAACACCCTTGTAACTATAGAAGTTACTTACGCAATTTCTAAATTCTGTTGCGTATGGTTGTGCTATGATCGAAACATCTGCGTTTCTCTGAAGAGTCGCGACCTTAACATTTGACTCTGATGGAAAGAGAGTTGCCGAAGACGATGAATGATATACCATATTAATAGGAAATGTTTTCACTGACGGCATTAGAGACTTTTCTGTAAAGTCCAACGCTGCGTTATATTCAGTATCTTCAAGATTTGCAATATTAAGATCGTTGAACGGATCTACTATAATTCCATTCTTAAATCTAGTTAAGCCGTTTTCATCAGTTACATTAAGATTTTTCGTTTCAGCTTCGAGAGATGATAGAAGAACGTAGTATTTTAGAGCATCTAATTTTTCTTCTATGTTTTGGATATCTTTCATCTTATAGGATTTAGTTCCTTTAAGACGAGTTGAAACCCTATACTGTGGCTTACTACTTGAGTCTGCTTCATCTGGAGTTAGTGCAGGATTTCCTGGCACGTATATTTCAGCTATAGCAATTTGGTCGCTAACCACGCTTGGAGGAAGCGATTTTTCTGCTTCAACGCCTTTTACTATACTTATAGATCCGTAAGAGTCTACAGTTACAAGATCCGTTCTGTTAAAGAAAAACTCATAGTTTAGTGACCCGAACTGATTTAGAGCCGGAGTGATAATTTGGTGTGACGCTGAGAACGTTGGTGATACGTTAACTCCAGTTGAAGAATCGCTTACCGTTGGCGCTGTCGCGAGTGAAGCGGCGTTAGCATATGTTGCTGGAGATAGAGGTTCTGCATGCGGTCTGAAATCTAGTGAGTCCCTAAGATTGTATGATGCGCCTGACGGTGAAACATACAGAGGTATCTTATTTCTAGGGAACGATACTGGGTAACTATCTACAGTAAAGAAATAACTTCCTGAAGTATCATTTAATTTAAAAGCCTTCATATGAACAGTCATATCCCCATCCGAAGGAGCGGGTCTTCCCTGGATATATTCTATGTATGAGTGATCGTAGTAGTTATCTTTTTGATTTGATCTTAATCTAAAGCTAGTAGTCACATCGTTATTTGCAGAGTCCGTAATACTTACCACTTCGTAAACATCTGGGAAACCTAGGTTATATTTTGCCGTCGTTGAGATATCACTGTTCGCAAACGTACACTTAACATATAGATCTTCGTTTATCTTCGTGAAAGGATTTACGTTGACTACTCTCTTATTGAAATATACTGTAGCCGTTGAAGATGGAGCACTTGCTAGTGTTAAGACTAGATCGGCGCCGACGATCGTGCTGCTTACAACATCAATCTTAACATTCGTTCCGTCTACAAATAGTATGTCATCGTTACTTAGACTAAAATCTTCTCCTGACGCTGGAGATATCGTGACAGTTGTTCCAGAAAGGCCAGTCAACGATCTGGATGTTCTGACTGGTATTACGTGTCCACTAGTTGATTTTACACTTATCATTCCAGTATCAAATATCATTGAAGCACTTGAGGTCTCTTTAATTAAAGAGTTGTTCGCTACAGTAAGATATCCAGTATTTCCGACTATTCTTTCTACGTCTCTAATCGTGTTGCTTCCAACGAAACGAGTGTCAAAGAGAAAGATCTTATCGTTTGTGACGTTTCTAACTCTTGCGGTACCAGCATTAGACCCAGTCTCATCTTTAAGTGTAACTGTTGAAAAATCACCAAGAGTTATTGTTCCTGAGGTTGCAGTGTCAAGGAGATCTAGATATCCGCCGTACTTATATGATATTGCTTGGTTCGTTCTTTCGTCAAACGAAGTATTTGCTATATCATCAATGTTTAGAAGAACTTCGCCTAAGTTTTCAATTCTGTAACCTTTAACGTAAGCAAGACCTGTGCCGACAGAAGCTTTTAGACCGTCATCTCTTCTAACTATTTTCGTTTTGAAGTCACGAACTATGTAATCGCCAGACTCTTCATATGTGCGGCGAGCCATCTCTTCGCCAAGAGCATTATATTGGGATACGTCTCTTAGAGTAACAGCGTTGCCATTTGTATAGCGGCTAAGTGTGAAGAACGTAGTGTCTCCATCTGCTACGTCTGTAGGAAGCGCAGTAAGAACTGGTATGAGTTTAAGACGATCAGCTCCAGGCGCGTTTTGGTTAAACGACCCGTTTGCGTTATCAAGAAGTGAACTGTCTTGGAACGAATTTATAAGTCTTTCTTCAACCAAGTATCCAATAGAAACATTGTCCGGAATGTTCGTATACTTTGAAACGATAACTAACTGCTCTTCAGCAAAGAGGAAGTGTCCTTTTTGGAATATAACGCCTGGTGCAGATCTTAGGCCGAATGAGTTTCCTAAGGCGCCTGAGAATGACGTTACGTTTATTGAGTCGACAAGTTGTTCTGTTCTGTTAATATTCGTGCCAACTTCAACTGTGCTTATCTTCCAGATATTAAGAAGCTCACCGGTTTGGAACGTCTTATTTCCTGCAGAAGTTGTTGTATAGTTGATGTAGAAGGTATTTAAATCTGGGTTTCTTGTTTCAAATCCTCTAGTCGCAGCAATTACACTTGCAGTAACACCAGAGACCGCACCTCTTAATTCAAACGTATTATCTCTCGTAAAGGTCTGCCCAGTTATAGTTACCGTATCTGAAAACCCTACGTAAGATTCAACATTAAAATTTGGCTTATCTGTTAACTTAACAAAGTTCAAGTCACCTAGCTCTGAAAAGTTACATCCCTTTATGATCGACCCTTCTTTGAAGATGTTGTCGCCAAACTGTTCTATTTGATTTTGGAGAATAGTCTGCATCTGCGTAAGCTCTCTTGCCTGAACTGCAAAAGATGGCTTAAACAACACTTTGTAGAATTGCTTTTCTACTCTGAAATCGTCAAAGTATGGGTCAACATTAAGATCTGTATTAATTGGCATCTGCTTCTCTCTTAAAATTCAAGAACGATTTTATACTGTTCTCTTGCGTTTGCTGTTCTAGTGATAGGAGGAAATTGACTTATATAGTAAACTTCACCGGTTCTTTGAATATATGGCGATAATTTAAATCCAGGATAAGTAGAACTATACCCACTTCCATAGCTTGGGTTATTATCTATATTTATCGTGACTAATTGGTTCAGAGAAGAAACTAGTGGTAAAGTAGCATCCAAAGATATATCACTAAAATCATTATTTGCGTATGTTCCTACGTCGTTCGGAAACGGGCCGGAATATTCTGCTAGGTAAGCAAAGTTTCCAGAAACAGCGTGAACTTTTGCTGAAAAACGAGTTTCATTAAAGAAAATACTGCTCGTGTTACTTGTTTCTATCTGCGTCACAGTTTCATTTACAAAAAACGGATTAGTATCCAAAGCAACTTCTATACGATTATCGAACACCGTTGGATAAGGAAAAACTTTAAAATCAGGGTTTCTAACCACGCCTACACTACGATACTCATTTGTAGTTGGTATTAGTAGATTATCGTTTTGAGTTATTTCTGTGTATAATAAAACGTGACGGCATGATAACTCATCAACCAAATCAGATCCATGTCCGCCAGGTGTAGATATAACAGGTCTTAGTATCACTCTTTCATCTAAAGAATTTAAAGTTGTTGGATCGAATGCAAATGGATCAGGAACTCTTGCGACAGCTCTTGTATATCCAGAACCTTTATTTAGAATAGTAATACTTGTGATGACTCCGTTCGTCGAAACGTTTGGTATTGCGACGGCGCCGGTTCCATCCCCTCTTATTTCTACTCTAGGAAGTAAGATGAAACCAGCCGAATTCACTAGAACACCGTCTACAGGAATTCCTTCTACTAAAGTAATAATCGCCTTTCCAGTAGAAGGATTAAACACATACTTATCTACTTCATACACTTGCGATTCATTTATTGCGTTAGTTACATAGAATGTGTAACCTGAATAGTAGTTTTCAATCGCGCTTAGAGTTCCGGCTGCAGAAGGAATAATAGTTACGGTATTTTGCGTGCCACCAAGAACTTCATCTATCGTTCCTAAAACTTTTTCGTATCCAGAATTTTCCGCTGGGTTCTCTACAAATATTTGATCTACTGAGCTTGTGTCTGATACAGAAGAGTTTGCTTCAGACAAAAATATCGGAATGTAACCTCTAGAATTATACTTATCAAAGTCAGAAACGCTAATCGTGTATAGATATTTCCAAACGTATCCATCTGGCATTTCATACACTTGATTTGGTGTTGAGGTATTATAGTTCGGCGGATTTGTTGAAGGCTCTCCGTAGTTATTAAACAAACACTTATATATCTTATAATCACCGGTTTCATTGTTCTGCGGATACACGACCGCGTAATATTTTTTATTCGATATTTCTTGCTTATCGTCATACTGTTCGTATACTGTACCAGTTACCCATATATGATTCTTTATCATATAAAAAACATTTTCTGGCAATATTTGTTTTCCAAACAAAGTCTTTTCTAAAAAAGTTAACTTTGAGTCATTTGTGTTTGAAAATGTAGTGTTTGAAACACTAGAGATAAAAAGATAGTAATCGTTCGAATAAACGTCGTCTACAAAACGACGAGTTGTGTCCGTCCTATACTTACTAGTGATTATTGTCATTACTACCTCTAGATTTTTGTTTTATTTATACTAAGGTTCGTCACACGGGTGGTATAATTTCTATTCTGGAAGATATTGGAGTAGAAATAACTTCTTCAAGATTAAATCTTCCGAACACTTTTGTTCCAGCCACGTGAGCAGTCTCTTTGAGCGATTGCTCATAAGTTGGTGTATCAAGTCTTGATTGTATCTCGTAAGAATATTCCTGATAGTAATCGCTATCTTGTATATATTTTCCAGGTGAATAGTATTCCAAACTTTCATTTTTCGAAACGTATCCACTTAAATGAGAATTATACGTGGACCAGAATCCTCCAGTGGATCCTTGCCCTCTTGCTGAAATAGTTCCTCTAGAAACGAGCTCACCATTTTTTAAAACATCCGCAACCGTGTTATGAACGTAGCCGTAGCCTGAATCAATAATGTTTACGCGGCTAATTCTTCCAACAGCAAAATCTGTCTCAGCTTCCATCACCGCATTTCTTCCGGCAACATCACTGCTTGAAAAATCATATGATACTGCTACTACATTGAAATTCGTTCCGCCGAATGTGATCGGTGTTGTTGAGTTAAAGCCATAATACCTATACGGTCTTACAGTAAGTGTTTTATCGGTAATTGCAAGAACCTTTCCTCTAAACGATCCCTGAGTTATTTCGTCACCTATATTGAGTGCCGTAGGAACTGTCTGGAGAGTTACGAGCTGGTTCTTTCTTTGAAGAAGATTAATTCTAGAGTCATACGGTAGAGCATACGCGTCGTTTACGTAATTTATGCCAGGATCTATATTTTCAAATCTAACGATCGTTCCGATGTCAAACCTCTCCAGATTAAACGCATCTTGTAGTGTTGTAGAAATGGTTACAGGATCCGTATTTCCTGACATGGGTGATAACGCAGGAGGAACATCATTATAATTCGAAGAATCTAGATGCACGTTTGCGTAATCGCCAATGATATCAAATATGAGAGCTACGTTTTCAGTATTTGTAATCTCTCCCACAATAACGCTACTTGTATTCGCGGTGTCAGGGTATAGCGGCCCTGGAGAAGTACTATTCTTTGGAGTCACTCTTATAGGGAACGAAGATAGTGTCTGTATGTCAATGACTGTGCTTCTATCTACAGTTTCTATGATTGAAGTGTTTGTAAAACTAGAGTTAGCTTCCATCTTCACAGCAACCAAAATATCGGTCTGCGCGACTACAATCCCTCTGTTTCCAGAGTCGTCTTCAAGGGTTTCCAAAAGGTTAAAGTTTCTTGAAGCGTTATCAACGAAGATGAGTTGATCCGAAACTAGAAGCCTGCCGCTATCTATGCTGTATCCCCAGCCGCCGTCTAACAGGTTATATTCTATCGTACCCGTAGTGCTTTCTGTTACACCAGTAACGATACCAGTCGCGCCAATTCCATTGGGCGATCCACTTATAGTAACCAAATCTCCAAGAGAGTTACCGCCAGGTCCAGGGAAATCTATGTCTATAGACGTAAGAGAACCGTTGATGATTCCAAAGTTAACTGGTACACCGTTTATCTCGCATATGATATTTTCGAGACCAATAAAGACTCCAGTGACATCGTTAATGAATATGATTGGAGTAAAAGAATTGTTTATTATGATAAAGTTAATTTTATCAACGGTAGCACGAGCTCTTGAGGCTGCGCCGATGATTGGCCTATTCACAATGTCGTTATAGCTAAACTCGCCGGATAATTTTGTTGATGTAAACACTCCAGCATTCGGTGCTAGCTGAAGAAAGCTACCTTGCTTCCATTGTGAGTCTGATGGTTTAAAAATATCTCGCGCTGGGTAATATATTTTTATAGATTCATTATAGAATAGACGAAAGAATAGTTCCAGCCCACCAGGAGTACCCTTTCTTCTATAGAGAGCAAGAATATTTTTAACGATTATTCTGACCGTATCGTCATTGAACGGAAGGTCTGCAAGATACTTATTCTTAAAAAAGATTAACATTCTTTCTAGAGTAGTATCTATATCCCTATACTCAAACAATCTTCTTCCATTGTATATAGACTGACTTGAGTTTTCTTCTAAGAATTTGTAGTACTGTTTTACAAAGTCGACTAACTCGTGCCCCTGCTCTCTGTATATCGCGGGGAACTGTTTTTCAATATGAAAGGAAATTATTCTATCTATAGACATATTAGTTTGTCTCTATAAAGTTAATTGAAATGTCTTCATCTCTTATTGATAATATGCGGCTCTTTGGCGCGGTTACGTCAGCTGATGTAGAAGCAGCATATATTTTAATTGCGCTACCGGTAAATGATTCAACGGCAAAGTTGATTAGTCTAACTTCTCCGGTAGTATAATTCACAGTTCCAATGCTTGGATTTAGAATTTCAATACTAATGTTGTTTGAGCTTATAACCTGCATATTGCCGCTTCCATCATCTTGAAGCTTAGAAGTAATTCCGCGGTACACGAAGTTTGTACTTACGACCGATGGTTTAAAATCTGTAAACCCGTTAACGGCTTTGTATGGATATGGTTTTACAAGACGAGTTTCAAACTTAAACTTTGGATTCAGCTCAAGATTTAGAGTAGGCTTATACTCAATGATTGGATTTACGCATAGCTCGTTGCCTAATAGACCGCCATCAACGTCGTCAATTATAGTCGACAACTTAGAAGATCTAAGAGTTTCGCCAAAATCATCTAAGAAGTTTTGATTATATGTTGATATCGCAGCTCTTATTAACTGTTCGAGTTCCTGCTCGGATTTATTCGTTAGTTTTGCTGAATACTTTACATCAACTACAGTTTCAACATAAATGAATTCTGGATCTATAAAAATAGGTTCGATCGTAACTGGAGTTTTATCTGATAAGTATCTTACATACGAGCTTTTGCTCGTTTCTGATAAGAACCCTTCTCCTTGCAAGTTAACAGAAATTGCAACTCTACCGAATTGTGGCGGATCTAACTCGTCTCCGCCATACGCAGAAACACTTCTTATCTCGGGAAATCTTTGTTTTAGTAGTATTTCATAGTCAGAGGCAGTAATAGCTCTCTCTTGAACTTGAAGAGACTTAGGAGCGATAAATTTTATGCTCGACAAACTTTCTCTCTCAGCTCCACCGTTTGCGGGTGTTACTGTAGTAACTGTAGTATTTGGAATAAAAGTTGTAGTAAAAGATCTTGCGCCATTTGGTTCTGTACCACTGCAAGCTCTATACTGTATCTTTATGTCAATGTCTCTTGCTGGCTGCTCACCGAATAAGTTTCTTCCAAAATAGACCGAGTACTTGTTATCAAAGTACGGCTCTAGATAGAACACCTTGCTCGTTGGCTCGACACCATACACTGACGGAGTATAGAAGAATTGGTTCTGTCCTTCTGTTGCTTCGTCGTCGACATACACTTCTATAGAGTTCGTATCTACGTTTTCGTTTGTTAGTGTACACTTAAAGTTGTTGTTTTCTTCAAGAAAGAAACCGTCCTTTTCAAACGCGGTGAGTATGTCACCTTCAAAAATTTCAACGTTAGTAGCAACAAACGTGTTTCCACTCGTTCTCTTTGCTAGGTATGCTTGATTAGTTAAAAACGTATATGACGTGCCCTCGTAGTTTGATTGAAACTCCGTAAACTTAGGTATCGTAATGATAGTTCCTACAGTTGAAGGACTAACTATACTAACGTTCACGACTGCCTTTGCGGAAACTCTTGATCTAGGAAGATAGTTAAGTTCTTTGGCATGAGATACCACAGAGTTTCTAAGAATTGCCGAGTCAAGAAACATCTCGTTGATTGCCATGTTCGTATAGAAGTTGTTCAAATACGTGTTATAAGAAAGGACATCCAACAGCACGTTCATATTCGAGCCAGCAAAGTTATAATCTTTGAATTGAGTTTGGCCTTTTAAGTAATCTATAAACTGTTCTTTTACGGCGGCAAAATCTAGCTCGTTTATTGGTCTTGTAGCCATTTTATCTTATCCTCTCTAGGAATACCGTGACTGCTATAGGCTCAGCAACGTTATTTATGTAAAAGTACACGTCTACTTCTACTGTGCTTTCGTCGATTGATGAACGAACTAATACATCTATAAGTGTTGCCCTTGGCTCGTATTCGCGAATTACGGTCTTAATCTGTTCTTGTATAAGTTTAATTATTGCCGGAGTATTATTTTCAAAAAGCATAGCTTGAACATTCCCACCGATTAGCGGCTGCATTAATCGCTCGCCTCTATTCGTTAGGATTAAGTTCTTAATAGACTCCTTCACAGCCTCTTCGTCTCGCTTTAGAGAAAGATCCTCAGTTAACGGATTCTGTGTCATGTCTTTATGAATGTCAGAAAATAAGCTAAGCTTTTTCTTAACTGGTGTTATAATCTGTACTACCATTCTCTTCTTGGCCCTATATCTACGTGAACGAAACTAGAGTATCTTCCTATTCCAGTAAACCCGTTGCTTAATGCTATTTTTATGAATTTTTCTTTAGTGTCATAATTAAAACCGCTCCACTTTACATCAACTGCTATCTTTGCTATATGAAGAGAATTCTTAGCCGCTCCAACACCTCTCGCTCTAAGTTCATCATTATAAAATTTAGGTCTGACTGCACTTACTAGTATCAGTTGTCTTTCAAATTGTTTTTGAACCCTCATTAGCTGAGCTTTTACTTTAGGATTTAATTCATCCCAACATGCTCGCCCAAGACCAGGTCTTTTATCTCTAAAACTGTTTCCATCAAACGTAATTCTGCTATCGCCTTTTCCATCGTTCCAAGGAGTGATATCTTCATAATCTTCAGCATTTAAGAGTGGTGGATTTCCAGCCTGCTCATATAACTCGTTACCTGTATTTATACCGGTTTGGCGAACTTGGTTATCATAACGAACAGCGCCCGCCGCAGTTGCACGTGTTGTATTTCTTGAAGAATTACTTTGAAGAATTGAAACAGTTTCCGTATATGAATTAACATATGCTTCTAGTGGATTCTTAAGAGAGAAAATTGCATTTTCTATTAGAGCGGCAAAACTGCAAAAGCGATATAAAAGAAACTGCACTTCTTGAATAGTCGGGCTTTTGAAGATTGACATTGCATAATCAATTAATTTTTCTATACCGGATTTGTAATTATCAACGTTCTGCTCGTCAAAAAAAGCAAGAGCTGATGTTTTTAACTTTTGGAAATTTGCATATACTGCTTCGTTTATCTTTACTACCTGTTGAATGCTTTTTGAAATCACGTTTGCTAAAGAAAAATTCTCAATAATGCTTTTTACTTGAGATACAACTTTATCTATTATACTTAAAATACTATTCTTTAGTGTTGACAATAATGAGCTTAGAGAAAAGTTTAACGCAAAGTTTTTTAAACTCTGTATTGTTGTATCTAAAGTTTGTAAAGCTGTAAAGAACGCACCCACTGCTCCGAATATATTAGGAAGTATCGAGCAAAAGCTTCCTATCGTATTTTTTGTAAAGTTTTGAGTGTAAAAGCCTTCGAATTCATTTATAAGGTTTATGCTAATAACTGTAGTAGCTATGCTTAACGTAAATGGAGTATAACCTATTCCGATTATAAAGTTTGCCACTTCTATTGGAGTAAAAACCGTTTCGGTTTGTATTCTGTTATAAAGTATAGGCTGATCCGCTTCTTTTATTAATGATCTAACCTCAGTGCGCAAAAAGAACGAATTCACTGCGGCTACGGCCGAATAAAAGGGAGTTTCACCGTATTCTTTAATAAGTCTTGCAATCGGGTCGTTACTAGGTAACGCAACAATTCCTCTCTCAAACTGAGAGAAGTCTACTGTATCTGGGAGAACTATCTCTTGAACTTCGGATGATGTTCCTATTTTAAGAACTCTTCCGCTTACTTTACAAAGTCCACTAGTAATAGCCATGTCTTAATAACTCCTTATTAAACGGTTCCAAACACTGTTCCGCCTATAACTCTGGAATCTTTCGAGTTTCTAACAGTATCTCTAAAGCCAATGTTTGTTCCTGGGCCGTATGCGGCAGAAATATTCGAAGTAAAGTTTAACCAATTTGGACTCATAGTTCCAAGATATTGATTTACTCCACGTATTGTACTTGCCATCTGTCTTTCATCTGGGCTCGTAAAGTTTCTAACGGGGCCAGGATTGTTCCTTGTTCCAGTCACGGCTTGGAACTGTCCTGGTTGCAACAGAACTTCATTAACTGTGTTTGGATACTGAGAACTTTTTACTCTATTTAGAATGACGGCCATGATTCCGGCTTGTTCCTGAGGACTGTTCGGAAGCGACTCTGCAACTGTAGCAGCCACTAGATTATTCCATTCGCTATCAGAAAGCTTTCTTCCAAGAAATGCTTCGGCCTGAGATCTAGCTTGAAGAGGTTCCTCGCCTTGTAGTATTTCTTGAACATCCGCGCTCGTGAGTTTTTGATTTGTTGTATTCTGTGCTTCGTTATTCGCTGCGGTGTCTGATTCGCCATCGTCTTGCGATGTGTATCCAGCGCTGCCACTAGAACTGCTGTTTCTGTGTTGAGTAGAACTCGTACCCTTTGCGGTTGGTTCTGGAAGATCGGCTCCTTCGGCAGGGCCTGCCGGTTCAGGATCATCCGCCTCGCCCATCGCCATATGAACTCTATCGTCTATCGCGACTAGAGCTGCATTTATGCTTACCTTCGCACCACTGCCAGCCTTTACGTGATCTCCTTTAAGGTCGAGGTCTCCTGACGCGGTGATGTACATTCCCTCGGATTTAATATTAATGTCTGCCGCGGACTGAATGTTTACGTTTGTGGCTGCTTTAATATTAACGTTCTCAACGTTTGCGTGTATTCTAACTTTAGCCGCTCTCAGTTGAACTTCATCACTACCATTTAGATTTAATTGCCCGCCGACAGAAAGAATATGATTTCCGTGAACGATTTGCTGATAGTCACCTTCTATCTCTTCTATCTTGTTACCTTTTACAAGAACTTTACTATCGCCTTCAATCGTAACTATATTTTTCCCGCCAACATAAATGTGCTGATGTGTATCGTTTATCTCATACTTATCACCAATAGATTTATTTACTGTTGTACCATTTGTGTCTATTGATATGTACGACCCAGATTTATGAAAGATAGTTATTCTTTCTGCACCAGGCGTGTCATCTAACTCGATCGAGTGACTGGAAGTTTCTATCACTCTATTGAACGGGTACTCTGAATTATATGCCGGAGCAGGTTCTTCAAAAGTATCGCCGTCGTTCGCTATTGGGATGTTCTTAATTCTACTTAACTCTTGATTAAGAACATACGTTTCTTCTATATTCTCGCCTCTTTCCAATTTAGAATTCATTGGCTGGCCTATATCTTCCGGATTAGACCCTACAGATAATATTCTTGCATTCTTTTCGGGAATGTATCCCCACCCAGTAACTTGAGGATTTACAACCTCAGTCATCTGTGTAGGTATTATACCTAATACCAATGGTTGCTGAGCGTCCCTTCCGTCAAGAAACATCCCAAAGACGAATTGATTTATGCGTGGCAGCGGAGAGTTTGGATCAAAGCTTCCATATACTAATATTGCCCATGGAAGATCTTCAGTTGGAATTTGGTCAACGGTTCCGTGTACACCAAATGCTCTAACTTGTACTCTCTTTTCTAAACGCTCATCAACGTTATTTTCCACAACGCCAATAAAGAATAGAGGATCGTATATACCTACACCAGTTTCTCTCATTCGCGAGTATCCCAATCATACTTGATTAATTTCATAATCGTCTGATGATTGTCCCTTTCAAAATAATGTGTAAGATCACTAACTATGTAATATCCTGATAACTGTTTATTTAAGTCTACACTTGACGATGATTTAAATTCAGGTATCTTCAAGTTTACGATATTGCCAGCGTTAATATCGAGTCTTCCGTTTGCTTTTGCATGCACCGTGACTGTTCCTAGGTGATGGCGGTACGCGGTTCTATTCATAACTATCTCAGGAAGAAATTGATCACCTCTTATCTGTCCTGCGCTTCCTTCATCCCAATCTTTAATAACAATATATCTCTTTTCATTCTGTTCGGTGAAATACGCGTCAACAAATTCTGGAGAGTGACGCTCTTGACTTACATCCACTACAGAATTTTCAGTCATCTTGGCGTACTTAGTTTTCTCATTTTCATAAATGTATTCATTTTCATTTGATTTTCCAGGAAGATTGACTCTTCTATAATTTATGTCTATCTCTATAGTTCTTGAACGATAAGCTCCATTAAGAATATCTTCCACCGTGTTAATGCGATCAGTATTTCTTATCTCAATAAGATTCTGCATTTGACTAACAAGATTGCTTCCAGTTTTTTCGATAGCATCACTATATGTAAATTCTTTTACAGAATCTATGTTTTCGCGCGCTTCCTTAATTAAATACTCGTCGGTGACAAAATAGTAAGAGTTAGATGTTTCAAAAAACCTAAATGAAGAAGACGGATTTCCAGGGCTATAAGCACGCTGTGCAAGAAAGTTTAAAGCTTGCATAGGATTATAGTTCGGCATTACACATCTAAACATACCAACAGTAGGTTCTACAACTATACGGCTTTGACCTAGATAATTTTTGTCAAAAATTTCTTTGGCTATAGTTGAAATAGAGTTATTAAATGATTGTATGATCTTATTGAACATCGCGTTATAACTAGAATTTGACATAAAAAATATCTTATATATCAAACCGTCGTTTGTCTTTTTAATCTCCACATCAGATATCTTATAAAGTCTAAGATCGTATGTTATTTTTTTCTTAAGAGCATCTTCAACTTCTATAGTAAGAGTCTCTTCTCCTCTTAGAGGAAGATCTTCTATAAAACCAATATTATCATAGATAGTCGCAAACCCTCGTATAGAATCTTTGTTTATAGATTCCTCGATTGAAAACACCGGTATCATGTTGACAATATCGATCTGCTTACCCGTCAGTGTTGTTATAACTGCGGATAGTAACTTATAGTGCCCTGGTATGATGTATTCATCACTCATTTAAACTTGTCTCTAAGTTCTTTCTCTATCTGCGAAACATACGTGCGATCGATGAGTTGTATGTTTCTTTTATTATCATTCAATGCCTGTTCGTACTCATAGAAACGATACGGCGCCCATTCTTCGGGAATGATTCTTTTTATAATAATACGCCTGCCAGCTTCCGTTCTTAATATGACTCTATCTTCTTTACGAAGAAAGAGAGTTCTAAAACTATCCGGTGCCAGCTTAATAAAATCTGCCACGATTATACCTCTTTATAAAAATAAGCTACGTTATCTGTTCTAGTAGTGTCTTGTGCCCAAGCTAGAACATCATATCCAGTTCTTCCGCCAGCCCTATCTTTATACTTTTCAATAATATATTGATGGAAGGTGTATTCGTCCATAGGCCATTCGTTATATGGGTCGATAATATCGTTTGCGAGATATATCATCCAAGAATAGTTTGGATCACCATAGTAGTGAAAAGCAACGTCTTCGGCGCGATCGCCTTCCTCGATAGTATAAGGAAGAAATACATACGGATTTTGTATAGAATTTTTAAGAAACGCGACTCTTCTAGATACGTCTCTTACTAAGACGTTGTTATATGTTATCTCAGGAATTTTATCGAAATATTCTCCAGACATTATCTTCCAGCTCCAGGTCCATTGGTATCTTGTGTTAATGATGCTACGTCTAAACTTTCGGTTGAACTCCCACCATAATCTTCGGATGTATGAATATCAGATTCAATCAGACCCATGTTCATAGTAATAGAAGCTGGCTTGCCGCCTCTTAACATAGTTAATCCATTTGGTGTGAAGTTTGTTGAAAAGCTTTGAACCATGCAGGTTTTGTAATATAAGAAATAAGATTGGTCTACGCCTAAAAAGAAAATATCAACTGTACTAGGATAGTTTAAGAGAGCCCTTGGAAGACCTACTGCAGTACTATACGAAGGTAGTATGTTTTTTCTTATAGTTTGTATAATAGATTTTAGTAATACGGAATCCTCTGGGTTCAGTGGAGAGAGGTTCCACGCGAAGTTGGGCTGCTTTAAAGTCACTCCATCGAAATATAGAGAAGCCTTTGGGTTTACGGCGTTTCCAACACCAGCACTTATTGCTCTTGCGGATCCAGGAAGAAGTTTTTCGGCCGTTCTTCTACCAAGAAATGCCACATTCTTTGAAATATTTTCTGTGTCAGGATTAAGAAGGGAGTCCAAATCAAAACCTGGAAGAGCTGCGCTCAATGAGGATGCAAGATTACCTAGAGTTAAATCTCCAGCTCCAGCAAATCCTGAAGCAGCTCGAGAAACAGCTTCGCCGGATATTTCCGCATCGTAACCCTGCACTCTAATATTGTAAGAGTCTTCTATGTTCGAAGGAAGAGGTAGTAGTATCGCTTCTCTTCCAGAAACGAGTTGCGAGTTAAAACCGGTGCTTCCTACTTTGTTTAGTGCTCTTTCTCCAGGAGGTGAATACTTATACTTATCAAAAATCAAAAGTGTAGCGTGAGCACCAAGGTCGCGAGGGAACTGCGTGACTCCAGCTACACTCTGTCTCTTGCTCGCTCGTACTATGTCTTGAGCTCTATCCACATCGATTTCCTTTATAAATAGATTGTAGTTTGATTGTATTTATATCGAAAAATTGAGGAAATAATGTCTTATAAAGGGAGGTTTCGTCCAAAGAATCCAGACAAGTATAAGGGCGATCCTAGTAAAATTATATATCGTTCTCTGTGGGAGTTTAAGTTCTTTAAATATCTCGATGATCACCCCGATGTAATATGGTGGGCTTCTGAAGAATACGTAGTACCATACATGTCTCCGATTGATGGAAGAATGCACAGATATTTCCCCGACGTGGTCATGAGAAAAAAGATACCGGATGGCACGATAGAAACAATCATGATTGAGATAAAGCCTAAAGCACAAACGAAACCACCTGACATAAGAAAAAAGAACGCTACACCTACTGGAAGAATTTCTAGAAGATATATCAACGAAGTTAAGACATATGGAATAAATGAAGCAAAATGGATAGCAGCGAGAAAGTATTGTATAGAAAGAGGATGGAAATTTGAAGTGTTTACGGAAGATCAGTTAGGAATAAAATAAATGGCCGCGAAGATATTTGACGACATACTCTTAAAAGGTATTAGATCCGGCCAGATTCCGGCGAGAACTAGTGCCGCGAGGGATTGGTATCGCGAGCAAGCAAGTGGAGTTGCTCGCTCAAAGATTCAAGAGGATAGCTTTATTCGTCAAATGGGAACTGACAGATACGAAAATCGTTTTAGACTGGGCCATATGTATATGTTTCTATACGATCCTAAGCATAAAGATACATTACCATATTATGATAGATTTCCGTTAATATTTCCAATAAATAGAGCTAAGGGTGGCTTTCTTGGTATGAACTTTCACTACTTACCATTACAGCTAAGAGCAAGATTAATGGATGCTTTATATGATGTTACCACTAATGATAATTTTGATGAAACGACGAAGGTTAGAACGTCTTACAACATTTTAAACAGCGCAACAAAATATAAAGAGTTTAAACCAACTGTGAAACACTACTTAACTGATCATGTAAGAACTAGGTTGGTGTACATAAATCCAACGGAATGGGATATAGCTTTGTTTCTCCCAACCGAAAGATTTGAAGGCGCGTCAAAGACTAAAGTTTGGCAAGATTCAAGAAAGATCATAAGAGGAAGATAAATGGCTTTTAATATAAATGAATTTAAAAGCACGATGAACAAGTATGGCGGGCCCGTCAGAAAGAACTTGTATCTGGTAGAGATATCCTCTCTTCCTGTTGCTAACGATGGTATGTCTGTAAGAGACCTTCGTTTCTTTTGTCAGAGCGCAGCAATCCCAGGTCTTAATTATGCAGTCACGGATTATTTTCCAAACGGTTTCGGTGTAAGACAATCCATTCCGGCCTCATACCAACCAGATTCGTTTAATGCGGTGTTCATGTTGGATTCGGATCATATGGTTCTTCGCTTCTTTCATCAGTGGATGCAAACGGTAATAAACTATAACTATGCGGATGGCCCGTTATCTCAAGTTGGAGATCAGTTGCCATTTGAAATAGGATATAAGAGCGACTATGCTGCAAAGATCACGATAAAACATTTTAGTACAAATAGTAATGGTGAGTTTGAAGGATACTATCAATATGATTTGTTTGACGTATTTCCTACTCAGATAAGTGGTGTTGATGTTGCTTGGTCTGACAACGATTCTTTTGCGACTGCAACAGTAAACTTTTCCTATTCACACATTGTATTTTCTGGATCCATAAAGGGATCGCCAACAGAAAGATTCTCAAGAGGAACTGGCCTTCTCGAATTGATTAACGGTGTTGGGTTAACAGGCCAGTACATATCACAAGGGACTCTTCCACTCACTATACAAGATTCGGTAAATGCGTTCACGAGGGCGAACCTTGCGATAGCCGGAATAAGATCAGGATTTAGCCAGATTAAAACTGGATTGACTAACATTGGAAATATATTTAGATAAGGAGATGCTAAATTATGCCACTACCAAAGATTGACATACCTTTATATGAGCTCGTTCTTCCTTCAAACAATAAGAAGGTCAAGTATAGACCTTTTACTGTAAAAGAAGAAAAAATATTATTGACTGCCCAAGAGTCAAAAGACACACCACAGATGATTATTTCTATTATGCAGATCATAAACAACTGTCTTGTTGATTACAGCGTTGACGATCTAGCAGTATTCGATATAGAATACGTATTGATTAATATTAGATCTAAATCAGTTGATAATAACCTCGAGTTTGAGATTGAGGATCCTGATACAAAAGAAAGAATTAAGTTGAGTATGAATCTTTCGAACGTAAAAGTCATAAAAGATGAAAGACATACGAATAAGATTAAGATAGGTGCTGATTATACTCTCATTCTAAAATACCCATCTTTAGATATGTTGTCTGATATGTTGGACCCAGAAACAGTAACTCCTGAAAAGACGTTTGAAGTCCTTACTTCTTGCATAGATAAGTTAGTAACAGAAGAAGAGGTGTTTAACTTTAAAGACTTCACCAAAAAAGAAGTTGATGAATTTATCGAAAGTCTTCACGGGGATGTTGTTAAAAAGATGAAAGATTTTTTTGATACGATTCCAAAGATTCGTCATGAGATACCGTATGTTAACTCTGAAGGAAAAGAGAAGTCTTTCGTAGTTGAAGGGCTGCAGTCTTTTTTTATCTAATGTTGAGTCATACTAATCTATATGTGTATTACCAAAAAATATTTGGGATGGCTCAACACCATAACTACTCGATAGCAGAAGTAGAAAATATGTTGCCGTATGAAAGAGATCTTTATTTTGATTTGATAGTAGACTTTATTAAGAAACAGGAAGAGCAAAACAGGAAATAGTAATGGCAGATATTAATGACCTAGCAAACCTAATGGAATCGGTTGATGTTTCGATTAAAGAACAGACCGGTATATTAAAGTCTATTCTATTACTGCAGACAAAAGAGGCTGCGGTCGCAGAAAGAAGATGGCAGTTGTCCAGTGCAGATCGTGATGTTGTTCCACCTACACCGCCTGCACCACCCGCACCTAGAAGCAGAGACGGTGATAGACAGAATTCTGGTGAAAACAACACTCTGAGCGGTCTTCTTGGTGGATTGGCGGCTCTGTTTGGAGGCGGCCTTCTTAAGAGATTTGCTGTTTTAGCCGCAGGCGCAACGGCTCTTGCTGCCTCAATAGGAGTTACCATTGGTCTTATTCGAGGACAAATCATTGCTATAAAAACCTTTTTTAAAGCATTCGCAAATGTTTTTAAAGTATTCGCTCCTGGATTAACAAAAATATTTGACGATTTCAAATCTAACTTATCGGCGAGGCTCGCGTCAATTAGAACAGGATTATTTAAAGCGTTTGACGATTTTAAAGTTAACTTATCAACAAAGTTTGCGTCAATCACCGCAGGATTTGTAAAACTCTTTGATAACTTTGCGGGCACATTAAAAGGCATATTTTCATCAGGCAGCGGTTCTTCTAGTTTACCAAAAGTTTTTGTGGCTATACAGGCTGCCTTAAAAACTTTTATTGAGCCGTTTAGTGAAGCTCTTAAAACTATCCAAGGCCTGTCAGGAAGTTCCGGTTCTCCTAGTAAAATATCTACGATATTTGGAAAAATATCTACAACATTTGGACAAATAACCGGGTGGTTAGGAGATCTTGGAAAACAGATTGGTAAAATTGGTTCGGTTGTAGGAAAGATCTTTGCCCCAATCGCGATTATCATGACAGTCTTTGACACTATAAAGGGTGCTATAGCCGGTTACGCTGAAGGAGGAATACTCGGCGCGTTTGAAGGAGCTATCACTGGTTTCTTTACGTCACTAATCGCAGCCCCTTTAGACTTACTTAAGAATGTAGTCTCTTGGGTCGCCGGTGTGTTTGGATTTGATAGAGTAGCAGAAGTCCTAGATTCATTTAGCTTCGCTGACCTATTTAAGCAGATCGTAGGATCGTTATTTAATGGAGTCTCTTCTGCCGTAAGCGTGGTTACCGACTTATTTACCTTTGGAGAAGAAGATATGACTCTTCTTGGCGCTCTAGGTAAACTAACAGATTTGGTGTATGCCCCGGTGAACATGGCAATTAATTTTGTAAGAGGCATATTTGGATTTGAAGAGACTGAAGAACCTTTTAAGTTACAAGACTGGATATCCGAAAAGTTCAACAGTATAATAGATTCTATAAAAGGAATGTTTTCATTCATTCCTTCAGTGACAGAATTAGGAGACATGGTGTACAGCGCGCTTCCTACGTGGATGCAGGATTTAATTGGTGGAGACACACGAAGAGGATCTCTACCTCGTAGCGACTATACAAATCCTGCTGACGAGTTTGCTGGTTATGCGAAAGGAACTCGCGGTTTTGAAAACTTTGGCTCTGGAACGAGAGCAACTCTTCACGGGTTAGAAGCTGTGGTTCCTAGAAACACCGAAGCTGGTAAATTCTTAGAAAAAAACTTTGATGACTCTTGGAGAATGAAGCTTAATACGCTTGAGAATACAAACCAAAGATCTACACAACCGATTGTTATAAATGCCCCAAATAATAGTCAAACGAATCTGAGCTCGAGTGGCGGATCCATGTCGACTATCATAAATTCATTTGGAGGAAGCAGCAGTTTAGATGCTATGTCTAGACCGGGTGGCGTGTATTAAAAAAGGGGAGCTTTCGCTCCCCTTTTTCGTTCACTCTAAAAGAAGTTCTTTACTCTTTACAATTGAAATTTTCTTTGGTTTCTTTTCTTCAGGAACAACATTGAGCAATTCAATCGTTAGCATACCTTTTTCTAGAGATACACCCTTTACCTCGATCGTATCGGCGAGAGTAAACTTACGAGTAAAGCTTCTTGCTGCAATTCCCTTATGTGAACTTCGATGTCAAAGTCCTCTTCTTTAAATCCTGCGACTGCTAGTTCAATGATGTATGTGTCTTCACCGGTCTTAATTAGATTGTATGGTGGATAGTTTGATGCGTTGGATCTATTGATTGTATCTATCTTATTTAAGATTGAGTCGAATCCAATAAAGAACGGATCGCTAAGTAGATCGTTTGTACTAAACTTACGAGTATTCATTTGTTTTCTCCTTTATTAAGCGAGGTTTATTCTAACCGTCATCTGACCGGTTTACAAAAAGTGGAGACCCATTTGGCGCCTCCACTTCTATTTATATTACTTTCCGCCTGCCTTCTTTTCAGACAGACTTCTTAAGTAAGAATGATCTGGATCTAACATCTATCAATCTTTCTTACTTACAAAAGAGTACATTTCTTTTGCTTTTTCCATGAGTTCATCCATGGAGTACATCTTGTAAGTATCTTTCATCTCTTCGACAGTTTTCTTGCCTTGATCCATCATCTTTTCGGCAAACTGAACGTTCATATGGTACTGTTGGTCCATATACTCTTTTGCGAGCTGCAGCATCTCGGCGCGGATCTCGAATGGGTTCTTAGTAGTCATTGTTTTTCTCCTGTGTCGTGTGTGTTTAAGTTTCCGAAGTTTCTTTTACCGCTTCGGTCGGTATCTCTGTAATATCGTAAGGTATAATCTTTTCCAACATAGCTTGTGCAATGTTTTCACCGTCTTCAACGACCGCAACTGCGTCTGATATATTGTAGATCATAACATAGCACTCTTCGGTATAACCGTGTTTAATTAAACTAATACCATTTACCAAAACCAATCCTTTTTTAAAGGAAGCTTCGTCGTGCGTATAAATTTTTAAAACACTCTCGGCCGGAACGTCGAATGATAAACCAGTCGGTATCAGAACTCTCTGTTGCGGATACACCTGTACGACTGTTTTTCCGTTCATCACTTTTGTTAAAGCGAACGTTTCTTTGTTTAGCGAATTTAATATACAAACCTTAGTATTTGGTTCGAAACATGCTTTCATATTAAAGATAGGGTCAGCACGGTTAGAAAACTTTGGTCTCTCAGCTCTTTTATTCAAACGAAAAATTTTCATTATGTATCACTCCAAATTATTTTTTCTTTCCTATATTGTACTTAGGTTCTAAAGTCCAAGAGTCTTTTTCTTTATGAGATAATATTTTGATTTGACTTAAAGGAGCGACCGGGTCTTCTGTTTTAGAAGAGTCAACAATCTCGAGTAGACTCCACTCCTCAAGCAAATTTATAATAGTATTTCTTCTTGCCTTATCTTCTTCAGCAAACGAATTTTCTTTACCGTCTAGAATGAACAACTCTTTAAAATGAATTATTGCGTAATGCCCTTGTTTATGTAAAATGTGGCAAGACTGATAAAGCTTTTTTTCTTTCTTAGATGCAATACCGATGCGAGTTAATGTTTCCTTAATCTTAAGAAAGTTATCAGGATTAGGTAATGTTATTTCAACTCCAACTCCTCGGAATAAGTCTTTCTCCATAATGAGTTCACCTTTATTATTATTGTTATTACGATGATACTCATGTTAAGACCATCCGAGTATTTATAATTACCCACCTTTCTGTAATTTTTCGTGTACTCGCTTTAGGTCATCCTTTGATAGAGTCTTAAGGTACATTTTTGCGACCGTTCGGTTCACAGAGTACACTTCTTGAATAGCATCAAGGTCTGTGTTCTTTTCAGCTTTGTGCCACTTTGAGAAGCGATTTCGAGACCTTAGTACTCCGAGATAGTATCTATACTGCGCATCGTTAAATAGATGCGCTCGCATATTCATTTCGTTTGCATGCAGGATCGTATCCTCAAAGTATGAGAAGCCACGATTTACAATGTACGCGTTGTATTGCTTTTCAATCTGTTCTGGATATTCAGACTCACGAATGAGATCCTTTTTACTATGAGATACCGACTTAATAAAATCAAATGGAGTTAAATCTTGAGCCATATATTTCTTCCTTTATCTCTGCAAGTTCATCAAAGGTCTTTGAGCAATCACCGCACATCTTAGCGGTATGAACTCCGTCTGCTGAAGAATACTGAAGAGTGAATGTATTATCTGATGTAAGTTTTACCTTACAAAAGAAGCATTCATGCTTTTTCTTCTTCAGGAACATCATTTATATGCAGTTTCAAACATTACTTCTGTAAGGAACGCGATCATATTGATCTCGGCATCAGCAACAAAGTTTGCTTTATACATATAGTCAGCAAGAGTTACAATAAAGCCAGGAAGACTCTTGAGTTCTACTTTTTCTGTTGCAGCATCATAGATACGGCGAAACATTTCGTTTGTATCCTGATCACTATTATCAGCACACCACTTACGCATTACAGTGAAGTTCTTTTCTTTCAACATAACGAACAGTTGGTCAATCGACTCCTGCTTAATGTTAACAAAGATACCTTCGTCAATGCGACCGGAGCTTGCATATGTTTGAAGCTCAGTAAGAACGCGACGAAAGTCAGGAAAGTGTTTCTCAATGATCTTTGCGACGACTTGTTTATCGTGGTCAACACCTTCTGCTTCAAGGATAGAAAGAACTCGCTTAAAGAACTGAGCGGCCATCTTTGGACGATCGCTCTTTTCGATCGTAAAATCCACTTCAGACAGACGAGAACGGAGCGGATCGATAACTCGGTTCTTAAAGTTACATGTAAAGATGAAACCGCAGTTCTTTGAGTACTCTTCGATAAAGTTACGAAGGGCGGGCTGAACATTGGCTGCATTAAGATAATCAGCTTCGTCTAGAATAACATACTTACGGCCGCCACTAAAAGAAACCGAAGAAGCAAAGGTTGAGATCTCATAACGAAGAGTATCTAGGTTAACGTTCAACGAACCGTTCTTAACGATGTAATCGCAACCGAGCTCATTGAGCATAGCCTTTGCGATAGTTGTCTTACCCATACCTGGGCCGCCAGTAAGAAGAAGATTTGGGATAGAACGATCCTCTACAAACTTCTTAAACGTATCCTTAGTCTTTTGTGGTAGGATCGTATCCTCGATCAAACGAGGGCGATATTTTTCTACCCAAAGCACTTCGTCAATCTTTGCGTCAAGCGCCATCATATATCTCCTGTGTGTTGTGCAAAGAATGCCGATTACTCGACATTCCTGTTCTTATCTTCTTCTGATTTTTTCGTGTTAGCCTCAACGAAAGCTACTAGTTTATCTCTAACATTACCAACCGCTGAGAGCTCACTACCCTCGATAGCACCGCGCTTTACGCAGATATCTATGATAGCTACTGCGTTTGCAACGTCCTGGACTGATAATACACGATTTTCTGTCATAGATTATCCTTTTGTATAAGTCGACCTAGCATCAACACCGACGTAATAAGATACATCAGCACCTTTAAACATCGATACGCCCTTAGCACATAGAGTTACTTCATAATCCTGTGGAAGCAACTTAAGGTTATCTGTTTTAAGAATAAGCGTAAAAGTATCGTTAGTATCACCGATCTCTACGCCAAATGCGTCTGACGATTTGTTGTTGCTATCAATCGCCCGCAGATAGCACTTGCCATCCTCGCCGATAAAAGCAATCTCTCCGAACTGAAAGACACCTGCCGCTTTCAGCACTGACTGAAGATCCGACCATTTTACACTCACGGAAACATCGGCAGTTGGAATACCAACCTCTCTTTCGGGCGCAGCAATAATCATAGAGATGTCTGCAAAGACATACTTCGTTTTAGACTTACCTTCGGAGATGATAAAGTACTTATCGTGGAATTCAATGTCTGGGTTTTGATACAAACTCAACATAGACAGGAAGCGAGAAAGATCGTAGATAACAGCTTCGGATGGAAACTGGTCTTCAATGTTCGCGATTGCAATCAAATTCTTTTCTGGCGTAATCGTACGCAAAACCTTTCCTGGTTTCATGACGATTGATTTATTGATAGTTGAAAAACTCTTAAGGATAGTAAGAGTGCGGTCAGAAAGTTTCATAGTATAGTGCTCCTTGTTCATTTCTATATAGTTTATCTATATCACAATTTTGAAAAATGTCAACCATTATGGACGAAAGCTATGCTTCTTTTTATTGTTCTTATAATTCTTTGGGTTGGATTCTTTGGACGCCGTCAAGGATACTCCAAGAGAAGCAACGGCTCCTAACGATCCTCTGAAGATATAGCTCCCAACGTGTTGTAGTTCCATCCATGGACACATATGTATCTTAATTCCAATCTTTGACGCATTACGGCAGAAGAAGTAATCCTCGGACAAATATCTCTTCGATTCTGGATCTATGCCACAGTCAAAAAACGCAGTGATTTCTCTAGAACCGTCAAAGTTTTTAGTCCTAGCGTGATCTGGAATATACTTCAGTTCAGGGTAAGCACTTTCATACTGCGTAAAAACTTCTCTCGGTATTAACATAAACCCAGTCCCAGCTTCACTAACTTGAACTGGCTCGTCTAATTTAAACGCAGTTATACCTTTCGCTGGGTTAAATACATAGTCGCCGGCATAGAATTGAAGATCAAACGGGTTTTCAGCTTTTCCAGCCTCAACCGCTGCCTTAATCTTTTCCCATGCGATTGTCTTTTTAGGATATGGACCAGTAAGAACGTCATATTTCTCTGGGTTTAAAGTTTGAATTCCTAACAGAGATAGAACATCGTTAGCTCTGAAGCCAATATCAGAATCAATAAAGATAAGATGAGTACAGTCCGAACGAAGAAACTCGTCCACGATGTAGTTTCGTGCTCTTTGAACCAAGCTTTCGTTAAACAAGTAATAGAAATTTACTTCAATTCCGTACTTTGCAGCCAGAGCAGCTAGATCGTTCGTGGATTTGCAAAAAGTTCCTGCACACTGGCCTCCATACATAGGAGCACCTACGAATAAGGAATATTTTTTAAGATGTTCAGTTGTTATTTCGAGTTTCATAATATATCCTTATAATAGGTCAAGATCGTTTTCAGCGCGATGTATTTGCTGAAAACGAAGTACGTCAGCAAGAATATCCCACGCGCTGTCGTGTTTTTTGAATGATTTATTCCACTTCTCTTCATTGAGCATTGGAGTGAAACCATTTGTAGTTGAGAAGTTCATCTTTGCATCGATGTAGGTTCGCGTGTCACGAACTTTCCAATACTTAAGGTACTCTTCAAGATGCAGGCGTTTTCCTTCAGCATCAAACAAGCGAGAGAGAATGATTGGATCGAAAGTATTAGAACGACTCCACCAATAGTCGATCTTCGGAGACTTAATTAGAAAATCATGAAACTGTTGAACAAATTCTTTAACTGTTAGGTCCGTCTTCTTTGGCGCGATGTTAGCGCGAACATCAGCATCTTGTTCTTCCCAGAACTGCAGAGTGCTCTTGTCAATTTCCCAACTATAGTTCTTTACTTGATCCACTACAGATAGTTTAAACTTTCTAGTCTCGGTGATGCTATTTAGAGAGTACGGATTACTCGTAAACTTTTCGAAATTGAATACCATCACCGAGCAGTCGATTACGGCACACTTGGTCGCATCCTTTCCCATGGTCTCAAAGTCGATTATAAGATGGTTGGTCATACAAAAAATTCCTCTAGAGTTGCGTTCTGCGATCCAGTTCCGAGAGGATCGTATTCATTCTTTTCGTAATGATTGTTCTGACGTAGATAGTTTGTACCGGACATAGGCAACTCGCCACGAATAAACTTTGCGATCTCAGAATGAATATCACGAGACGTTGGTACAGGAACGTTTTGTGCGATGTGGTTCATTTTAGCAAGACCGCCGACGAGTTCAAAGTCGTGAGGGAAGCCCATCATGTGCAGGGCTTCACGAACCGTAAGCGAACGGTCGTGAATTGGGTGTATCGTATCAGCAAGGTTGCGGCCGATAACAGCGTTCATGCATTCGTCGAATACGTGAGTCGAGCTATCCCAGATGCCTTTATTATCTGCAAACTTTTTAATAGCGTGTTCCGATACTTTAATGCCACGAGCGTGGCCAACCTCATGCATCCACTTGTTTGCTTCGTCGAGTAGGCCACTGCGATTAATGTAGTTAAAAGCTGTTATGTTACCACTACGAATAATGATGTCCCTTGGGTTTTCGTTCGTTCTTGCTTTGATAAACGCATAGTATGGTTCATCGTCGAGTTTGTTATTGATAACGAGATCTTGGTGCAGCGTGTTGTTCTCTATCTCTGCTAGATACTCACGGAAGTTCTTACGATCGCGTTTGAACCAAGCCATGATAGGTGCCTTTTCTGACTTCCAACCAATAGCAAAGGTACGATCACGAGCCTGCGGAATACCGTGATACATCGTAGATGTTTTGTACAGAGTTAAACTATAACCTCTTTTATTACAAATGTCAAACAAATTGTTCGCGACTGCGCGACCCTTATTCGTATAGAGAGCAGGAGCGTTTTCTACGACGACTGCCTTCGCTTCAAATAGGTCGATCGCGTCCTCGAATACCTTGTACATCCATTCGTTCTTGGCGCAGTTGGCACCCTTTGCTTCCGCAGTCTGGCCAGTGTTTAACTGAGAAAGAGCAGCACAGGGTGGTGTACCCGACACAACGTCTACCTTATGAATTGGTGGCCCGTTGTCAAGAAGGCGATACTCTAATCCGCGCCCTTTTACGTTGTTCTGATAGTTAACGTAGTGGCTATCGTTTGCTTGAAATCCATCGTATGAATAGATAGCAAGAGGAGGAACACCAAAAGCTTTTTCTGCTCCGAGCATCTGTCCACCAATGAGTGGGATATGAGGTACCCAAGTAATATCAGTCATTATTTTATCCTTATGTAAAAAAGTCTTCGAGAGTCAGTACAGTCTTCTTTTCAAAGACACTTACGTCTGGGCGTTGATAGTTAGAATCAAAAGCGGACATGATCTTATCGTTAATGAAAGTACCGTCATAATACTCAGGCTTAAGAACAGCTTTACGAAGATCCTTAAGTAATGTTTCGTATTCCTCTCTATTATCAATCAGATGCTGCATACGCTCGTAGAACTCAGAAGGAGTCTTTGGACGCAGAAAGTCTGGAATAGGAAGGTGACCCTGCATATCATAGGTCGGATGAAGAAATGGAATTACACCTGCGTGGATCATTTCGATATATTTCGAAGTAACCCAGCCTTCTTTAATAGGAATAATGAACGTGAACTTAACATCTTGAAGTTTCTTCTGAAGCTCGTCAATTCGCGCGGATCCTTGAAAACGTGAGTCTTTATTTACAGCATCGTGTTCCCACTTACCGTAGATCTCAACGTCTTCAAACTTATCTAAAACCCATTCCTTAAGAAGATCGTAGCGAGATGGTTTACCTTCGTTAAGAACGACCATGAAGTCCGTCTTGCGATCGAGATTAATGTTTTGAGTATACTCATAGTCACCACAGAACGCAGTTTCCATTCCTGCATACTCAGAGTGTACGACTCGAGTGATACGTTCTTGGTCTTCGTAGCTACGAATAGAAAATGTTTCATAGTCGTAATCGTATTGACCAAGAGAACGCATCGGCATATGGAACATATCGCGTGGTTGCTTAATCGTATAACGCGGATCGTTAACGATCTCAATATACGGTGGCTTCTCTTGGTTCAGCCAAGTAAAGATCGGTGTCGTGTACCACTTAGTCATGTCAAGAGTCGCAGCGGGTTTTCCATCATTACCTTCACGAACCTTTTCAATACGGTCAGGAATGGTAACGTTGCTCAGTTGACCGACCATCATTATGGTGAAGTCGAGAGTGATCTGCTTTTCTTTAAAGTAATTAACGATATGATCAAAATACTTCTGAGAAATATCAAGACCAACACCTTCCCATACGTCTACAACATTATCATACGGAAACAGATCCGCCTTCTCGATCTCAGAAAGAGTCGCAAAGTCAGATCTTCCGACGATGTAGAAAGTTTTATCCGGATTATTATTCGCAACTGCACGCAGAGTGCAGGATGCTTCGTTATCACCGCCGATTGGCGAGTACTTAGTGTTTCTAAATTTTACGGATTTGCCAACTTTGCAAAAACCAATCTTCATCATATATCCCTCATAATCCATTCAATAAATTGATTCGGCAAGAGTGCCTTGTCATCCACATAGTATACTGCATTTGGTTTGCCAAACTGAAGTTCGTCGTATGGAACATCGTGTTCTTTGAGCCAGTTAATCGTAAGCTCGCCAACGTCTTCTATGACTTTATTTATATCACCGCTATGTGTCGCCATTCGCCTAGCAGTAAAAAGAACGACGCGGTATCCGGATTGCTTTGCTTTTCTGATGGCTTCGATCATTTCTTTGATCGGTTTCGCCTTTCCATACTTCTCGAAAGTATCCTTCTCCGCATCGTTAGGTATACAAATAGTATGATCAATATCTATTACTAGAGCAGGCATATTCATTCACATAGTCCTTCATTTGTTGTTGCCGATTAGGGCTGTCATAGTGTAGAGGGATTGCTGTCGCAATCAGGAGTGCTCCGCCGTCAATGATCTCCCCGTATTCATTAGGATAGTACCTACGAACGATCTTACTAAAGCTTTCACGAACATACTTGGGATACGGCTTATTATGAAACAGCGAGTTGTAACCATGATACAAGTCGTGAGAGAGTTTGCATAGATCGTATAGATTATCACCGCTACACCCGATGTGGTTACCGTATTCACCACGAGGATCCAGCAGAGTGATGCTATCATTATATGGATTATACAATATATTTCCAAAATGTAAATCACCATGCATAGCTTGCACGGGCTGCGCCTTAATCATGCATTTAATCGCAACATCCATATAGAATTGTTTTTGAGGATCGTGAAGGCCCGTCTTTTCAAGTCTATCAGACGTCTTTGTGATCCACATCTTACGGACGCTTGTACTAAAGTCCCCAAGAAAATCTGCGCTAGGAGTTTTATGAAAGTGGTTACGGATAGAAAGTATAACCTTTTCAATTAGATAGTCTATAGTACTCTTAGAAATGTCCTCGTGGATGAACAAGTCAGACAGCAGAGTACCGGACTCATAAGACAAGGATAGGCCGTATTCATCATCTAGCACCTTCGGGACGAACATTCGCTGCTTAGAGTTGAGCCCGCCATACCACTTCTTTTCGTTCATAACAGTCTTTACGGCGAAGTCGTTCGTATAGTTTGGAATCTTCGTTACTACGTTAAGATCAGGATCGTACTTAAACGAATTGAACTCTCTTGCTTTAAAAGTAAGGAACTCTGCACATGTACGATGATACGAGGCAATATCTCCGATGTCGTACCACTTGTTCGTATTCACTCTTTCGAATGATTTAACAGTCAGCTTAGAATACATCTCAAGAGCAAACGAGATATCGTATTCTGAAGTATGTGAGAATGAATGATATGCTGCGTGCCCATCTT